TCGCCTCCTGTTAGAGCTGTATCTGTTTCGTACGCATCCGTACGAGGCATATCGTATACCTGTACTATCGCTCTAAGTGCCCCACCTGTTAGCGCTGTATCTGTTTCGTACGCATCCCTATTAACGCCTTGTACCAGTCCTGCTAGTAGCGCAGTTACGCACTCGTAACCATCTTCCGCTTCTATTGGGTAGAGTTGACTAGTTAAATACTCATACGGCGGGCCTATCGGCGGTATTCCTGGGTTATCTAGGCTACAGCATCCATACGCTTGTTCATTCCTACCTAATCTAACATCGTTCTCGCTAGCAGTAGCGAACGCTCCACCTAGCCCCTCTATAGTTATCTGAAAGTAACTTACTTCGCGTCCATTTATGTCTATGCCGCCGTAGGGCAATAAAATTAACGGCGGCGCTATTATTGAATCCCTAATCTCTGCTGCCGTAAGCCTATATGCTATTGGCGTACCCGCCGCAAACTTCCTAGCTAGGGTATTGTCCTGTGCGCGTATTACCCGCAGCCCCGAAGAATCTACCCTATATATCTTTACTACCTCTACGCTATCGCCATTATCTATAGCTAAGTACGTCCAATCTCCTGTACCTATCGCGGAAAGTAAGGTTGCCTGTAACGTCGAATCTACAGAGAGTACCGTAGTATTCTCTAAGATCGTCGCTACTAATGTACCTATAGCATTATATAGTACCTTAATCACAGCAGTCGGATAATAGCGGACTCGAAATTACGAAGTTAGGAAATTCCCCGCCTACGAGTATTTTTTCGGAATCACTCGTTATATTAATCATAGGGGCCGAGATACTGAATTGATTAGGCGCTATCTCTGTGACTGTTACTATACCGGCTCCCGTAATCTGAATCTGCCCTATATTCTGTTGGCTCACTATATCGTCTATGGCTGATTGGCTAAGTACGAATACTACACTAGCCCCGCTTGGGAATGACTGCGCTATCGTAGCGTCTTGAGCGCGGACTACGTTTAATGCATTACCAGTAAAAGATACGGTCTTTACTATCTCGTAATTATACCCTGTCTGAATCATCAAGTAGGTATAGTCACTACCGGACAGCATATTTTTAAGTAGGCATACCGTAGCATCGTCTAATAGCAATGACGTAGCCATTGTATTAATTGGCGCAGTTAAACTGCCTCTTACTCCGTGTACGGGCTTAAACATTATGCACCTACTAATACTGGATTAGGTTTATCGAATACAAATGGGAAAGTACCTAGCACTGTACCCTTATAGGTAAGCACGCCTTGATACCTTCCACCTGCCTTACTAGTAACTAAGCTATTTATAGCGAACTGAAAGCTATTAGCATTCGTATCTATAAGCAACGGGCTATAGTTGGCGCATGGCGCTGTATCGCCTAGCCTAGTTACCGATAGTCCAGTAGCCCCCGAAGTAGTAACGTCGTTTAGTTTTACGACCTGAACATAGATCGTAAAAAACGGCTGTTTCTTGCTTACCGTGATATATCCGAGTCGATTAGGTTTAGTCACAGTATTCTCACTGGCCTAGCGACAAGCGGCCCACGTTGCAAGTTTCTGCTAGCTAATTGTTTGGCCGATAGCACGGTTCTATTAAACTCCATTTCGTACCCTTTAGCTAGCGCTGGATTTGTCCAGCCTTTGTTCGGGATACGTAATGCGTCGGATATTACCCTACGTGCTATACCATCGCCGTACGGTACGGACACCGCTACAGGTATTTCGCTAACGCATTCGGTAGGTAATAGCGTTACGTATACTTTTATCCCGCCTACCTGATCGGCTGTAGGTGTATGGTTAAGGCATAGCGTACGGTTACTAGTCATACGAAAGCCGGAGTTGCCGGGGAATACGTTGCCCCAGCTACCCTGTAGCCCGCCTATGTACCCCGCTGTACCATCGTACCAGTAGAAGCCGTTATGATGCTCTACGCCCTGCGTCATGTATATCTCGTATCCGTCAGGCGGCACTAGCTCGTAGTCCGTAACTCCCGCCTGATAATCTAATACCAACTTGGCTACGATTAATCCAGAACGCCTAGCAAACTCTATATACGCCTGCCGTAACCTGTCTAACGCCATACCGTGCGGTAATTCCGGCACGATGGGTACTACGTGACGTAGCAGCGTTTCTAGCTGCGTCATATCTTGGAATGATATAGTGCTAGGGGCAGTACTCATTCTGCACGCGGATTACCCGCCCCCACTTGGCCTAAGTAATTGCCTGAACGGAATTTCGATTCTTGTTTATATTTAACGCCCATAGCGGTATAGAATCTCTTATAGTACATATCGCTATTAGCCCTCGATTCTGGGGACTCCGTATCTAATCCATACGCGCAGCCAAGCACAAAGTCGATAAGGTTATTATCAAACTTATGCGGCATACCTAGTTTTTTGTCCCAGTCTACTAGCCCATATTGCGGGGTATCGCCGGGAATTAACGCTTTAACTTTAACTGTTATACCGTTAGGTATCGGTGGCTCTACGTAGAACGTGCCTGTATTATTGGGGTCTATGCTAACCGACCTAACCCAAAATTCTGGGGTACCTCTTACGAATTTAGGCGCTGGCGGACAAATATCGTATACCGCAAACGCATTGGATATACTTCCATCTGCTTTGCGTATTACCGGCCCATCTACGTTAGCGTATACGTCTATTATGCCTGTGCCTGTATTCGCAAACTGTTCTACGCCCGGTACTAGCGTTAATTCCGTAGGTACGGAAAACGCTTCCGGCCTGTAGGTTCCTATCTCCGAGAGCGCACGGTTTAGGTAATCCAAAAGCAAAGAGCGCCCCCACCGGATGTAGGGACGCCCATACGCTTGATCGTTAAGCTGCGAGGAAGCGTGAATTACATATTGTCCAACCGTTTCCATCGCTGGTACCTATCTTGGTGGTTACGCGCTACCTTCTATGCTTTCTACGAAATCTTTTGCCGCTTTCTTAGTTGCTTTCTCTGGCGGGGCTGTTGGGGATGGATTAGGCACGAACGGCTCGAAATCTTCGTGCTTCTCTAACAATTTCTCGTACGGATAAATCTGGCCGGTTTTATTGTTCTTCAAGTACACCTTATCTTGTTCGTACTCTCGCTCACTCATTTTACTTACTCCCAGTTAGTACTGACCTGCTTGTAACTGTACCACTATTGGGGATATGCTAATACGCAGCGATCCGAAGTTTGTGGTCAGTGTGTTTATCGTAGCGCGTAGCATTCTTGGTACATTGGAAAAGCTAGCGTTAACTAACGTAGCTGCCCCTGCTGTTACCCATGCCGTAGCGTTCGGTACCGAAAACTCTGTCTTAGCTGTATTGGTATAAACGGTATTGCCGCTGGTATTGGTAGTTGGCGGACTAGCGACAGTACCTACCGCGCCAGTATCATTCATCGTAACTACTGCGCCTACCGTAAAGTAGTGCCCGTATACTCCGGCTACTGCGCCGTAGTACACCTTATACCCCGTAGCTCCTGCAACTGCATTCCAGTTAACTGTATTGATCGACAGTCCGCCACCGGCAGATACTATTGCTATATCATTAGATACTGTAGTCTCGCCTAACGCGGTTATAGCAGTAACGCCGTAGTGACGAGTACCGTCAGGTACCGTACCGCCTACTGCTACTGTAGAGCCTGCTGTCTGTACTGGTGCGGCTAACTGATTAATACCGCCTAATGTGGTACTATCGTCTAAGGTAAACGATAGACCTACGCCCGCTTGCGGGTTCTCTATATTGCAGTAGACGCCCAAGAATAGCGTATTAGCGGGAATGACTATTAAATTAAGTACATCCCCCGCCGCAATAGTATGAGTGCGAACGTACTCTGCTAATGCGGGATCGTTGGGCCTACCTTGCGCCGTACCAAAATCTAGTGTACGAGTTAACGCAGCTACTAATGTTTCTGTATGCTGCGCCAGCGGCATTGTAGTAAACGGCGCAACGGCGTTATTAAACGCCGCCGCCGGAAACATCTTCTTCCCGCTATTTGTATTAGCGGGGCCACCTATGTATAACTCATGCAGCGTCATACCACCCCCCTATTAATACTGGCCTTGCTGCAACGCAATCAGGATCGGAGATACACTAATCCGTAGTGCGCCAAAGGTGGTAGTAAGCGTAGTTAACGTCATTTTAAGTACGCGAGGTACATTCGAGAAGTTAGCGGTTGCTAAACTAACTGCTCCTGCCGATACCCATGCTCCATTAGGCGCTGCCATCTTGCTAAACGCGGCATTGATATCTACTGCTGCGCCGAACGTAGTACCATCGTCTAGGGTAAACGTCATAGTACCTACCGTACCGGATACGGTTTCTACTTGGCAGTAGATTCCGAGCAGTAACGTATTAGCGGGGATAACCGCTAAGTTCATAACATCTGCCGCCGCAATCGTATGCGTACGTACGTATTCCTGTAGCGCTGGATCATTCGGCCTACCTTGCGCCGTACCAAAGTCTAACGTACGGGTTAACGCAGCTACCGTAGTAGCCTTATGCTCTGCTACTGGCATCGTAAGAAACGGTGCTATAGCATTATTGAACGCGGCGGCGGGAAACTGCTTTTGGCCGCTATTAGTATTACTCGGCCCGCCTAAATACAATTCGTGCAGCGTCATTTTATATTCTCCTATTAGGCGAAGTTAGCGTACAGGTGTACTAACGCATCTGGGTACAGCACCTTAAACCCGTACACCGATAAGCCCTGATAGTAGTTTGCCCAGTCGTCTTTATCGGTAACTACGCGACTGTTCTCGATCTGCGCCGCGAATGCGGTTGCCATCTTTACACCGGCTACGATATGGTACGCACGTACGGCACCATCAATGACCGAAGGTACATTCTGTGACTCTAAGATGATGAACCCAGCAACTACTTCTGGTACCTTACCGTTCAATGACGGAGTAGTACTTAACGCAGTACCGTATGCAAAGCGCAGTTCACTACTCTTAAGTGCCGTCATACCTGCTGACGGAAGTACAATAAACCGTCCTTCGCGTGGAGCTAACGCTTCGTCAAGTACCTGTTGTACCTGTTGCAGTACGTCTATGACGTTATTTTTAGTAATCGCTACTGGAGCGCCTGCGGTTCCTAAATTAACATTTGCGGATACTAAGCCTGCGGTAGCGCCCTGATTGTACGATGCTACGCTAGTCCACATTGCCGTAAGTAACTGCGGGTCAATGGCACGCGCTAACTCGTAGCCTGCACTCTTTAAGAACGCTGCTTTCCAGTTCTCGAAGTTCTGGATTTGCTTTTCGTCGATCAGATTCATCTTAATAGAGAACGTCTTAGCGTTATCTATCGTCATAGTGATCGGATCACCGTCGATCGTATCATGTATGATCTTGCCGTTCTTATCGTAATCACGCACGGCTACCTTCGGCTCACGCATGAAGGTAATCTGATCGCCGCCCTTACTCAATTCACCCGTATACTCTGTAGTCGATACGTCGCTATACACTGTGGTTGAATAAAAGCGCTCTAACAACTCCATCCTAAAGAGGGGAGTTATAAGGTTATTACTATATTGCGGATAACCGGCTGCGGCGGGAATTGGCATTTCTATGCTCCTAGTTAATTACTTATTTGGTGTAGTCCAAACGACCTTCTTTATCAGCTAAATCAAACCTCTTTCTCTCTACTTCATAGTCAGCGTTATTTATTTCATGCCGCTGGAACTTGATACTTAAAGCCTTTCTATCGCTGAATTTAAGTATTTCCTTCCCACCGGGTTCCTGCGGTGTATCTGTGGTTCCACTGGGGTTCGCCCCTTGATACCCTTCCGTGTTTGGTTTCTTACCAATCTCGTACTTAGTCTTGAATACGTTAAATACGTTTATCATTCCGTCTAAGTTACGATTTTGCAAATTTCGTACTATACATTGCGCGTACGTGAATCCTGATACGGGTTCTGTTGCGTCGCAAAAAGCATCCCAGTACTTGTTATTTACTACTTCGTCAAAGTTACCTACTTTTTCTTTTACCTTTTCAGTAAACGCTTCTTCGGTAACTTCGGTAAGTCCCTTTCTAGCGGTAGTAGCTACGGTGCCGACTTCGGTTAACTTATCCTCTACTGCCGCTAACTTAGTGTCGATTGCTTGTAGGGTATCTGGAAGCACCTTAGCAAGTAACTGCATTACTACCTTTTCGATAAACTCCCTACTCTCTCCGTATTCCGTTTCTTCCTTTTCGGTGAACGCTACTACGGGGAATGCCGGGGTCACAGGCTCAGGGGCTACCGGGATAAGCCTATCCTTAGAAGCCTTTTCCAAGTCTGTCAAGCGGCCCTGAAAAGCCTCTAGATCAAGCTTTAGGGCTTCCGCCCTCCCCTCTGCCGCCTTCACGCGATCCGCCGCCGCCTGTAGCTCATTAAACTCGTCCCGCGATATCGTTACTTGGCTTTCCGTACCCGTAGTAGGTACCGGAGTTACTGGCGTAGCTGGCGCTACTGGCTCATTACTAGGCGCCATACTTTCCGCTACTAACCTATCTTTAACCGCTTGCGCTGCTGCTGGTAGTGCCATACATTACTCCCTTACGCTTTTGACTAGTGTGATTAATTCCTCTAACTCCTGCGCTTTACCCTGTACTAGCCGGAAATTAGAGTCGCCTGCGAGCATTAACTCTTTAAGTTTTTCTTGTTGCTTCGCTTGTAGATACTCTAGCAAGGGGAGGTTAATTCCGCTTGCTAGAGCTATTTTTACTCTTTCTTCTATATCTTTACGCATTACTTACCTCGCGCACTGAACCCTTTCGGCTTTACAGACTTCGGTTTCCCGCTAGGGATATTCTTTACGTTCTTTACTGCCCCTTTAGTACCGAAACTATTACCAGTACTCTTTACATTACTAGCGGGAGTACTCGGAAACGACGTACCAAAACCGCAGATACCATCAGCTTTGCTATACATACTGCTCATATTACGCTCCTTGTGCGACGTTTAAAGGTCTTGGAAATGGCGCTAAGTTACTAGGTGTTGCTGGTGGCTGGCTTTGTGCTGGTAGATTAGGGGGAGTATTAGTGCCAGTATTAAGCGCTGGCGCTTGTGGCCCTCCTTGCATCGGTGGCGGTGCTGGGGATGGGGTTTGCCCCTGTCCGCCGAATAACGTACCTAACTCGTTAGTTTGCTGCGATTTGTCTGGGTTAGGTATTATCTTATCTATATCCATACCTGTGCCTTTCAGCACTTCCCTGAGTAGATACTCTATACCTGTAGGAGTTACAAGGCCCGCCTGTGCGTATGGAGTAAGCAGTTGCAGTATCTCTACGGTCTTGGTCTGCGCTAACTCGCGTTGTAGTAGACCCGTAGCGCCACGCGCTACTACCTTAGCGTCGGACTTAATGCCTATATCGTCAGATACCGCCATGTTATAGAAATAATATGCTTCGACTACTCCTGTAATGATATCACGGTCTATATTAAGTTGTACGTTCTTAATCCCCTTAGCTGCATTACCCATCAGCATCGACAGTCCGCCAAGTGTTCTACCGGCTCCTGCTACTTGTGGATTACCTAATACGTATGCGGGTACCCCAGACATATCATCTGCTAACTTCATATAGTACTCGAAGATTAGCTTAAGCTCTCCAGCTATTACTCCTACATTATGGAACCTGAAAGCCGGTGCGCCTGTACCTGTTAGATCAGGCTGTACTTGGAATATCTTATAGGGTTCTAGCTCTGCGCCTGTCTCCCCATCAGCTAACCTATCGGCTACTACTTCACCTATAGGCCCGCTGGAATACCCCATATTTCGTACTGTTGCCCTACACGCCGCATTGCATACGCGCATAAGGTCGTACACGGTATCTATTACGGCCTGTCCCCAAAACGAGTTATTAATCTTTACATATGAGGTACTGTATACAGGGCGCTTACCCAATGGGTTAGGATTAAGCACAGCACGAATAACGTACTCGCCAATAACCCAAATCTCCGCTTCATATGATTTTTGTAGATCATCTATGATTACCCCATTATCGGCTAGTAATTTACCCTTTATCTTACCATTATATATACGTACTTCTAGTCCTGTGGTGTGTACGCTTATTGGCTGTTCTTTACCTTCTAGCGCTTTCTTCGGGGAATCCTCTATACGAGTAGGCGCATATCCATCTTTGTAGCGTTCTAGTACTTGTCGTATATTCGATTCTAAGAACGATGGTACGCCTATTAAATCGTGTATATCGGAATGCGTATACTCTATCGCTTCGATGAAGTTATCGCCATCCTGTGCGCTAGAACAATTAGGCGCTGGGTACGCATTAAATGGACTTACTACGCGAGTAGACAGCACTGATTGAGTCTTAACAGTAAACTTATCGCCGTCCCAATCGGGGGTGGGCTTACCTACTGCTATTGGCCCGCGTATAATCGCTGTGGGGTACACCGTAAGGTCTGAAATGAATTTACTAAATGTATCTGTCCACCCACCTTCTGTAAGCTGTGCTTCTATATGGGTTTCCATTCGCTGTACGGATGCCGTAGCCTGCTGTACGGCTATACTCTGTACCGCTGATTTTAACTGCTGTGTCCTATCCCTAAGCGCATCGAAAGTCTTAAACTCTGGAAGCTCCATTAATAATACGTCTATAATCTGCTCTTTAAGCCTATCTGGCAAATCAGGTTCTACCGAAGGGGTTAATGTCCACGGCTTATCTATATTATTAAGTATGATATCTATTAGCCACGATTCGGCTGCCCGCGCCTTTAGCGCCGCTATGCCTACGTAGATATCATTATATGGCCCCAGCAATGCCTTTTCATCTGGCTGATACTCGCACCGTTTAGCTCTAAGATTACGCAGTAACCTATCGGTTACGCCGCGCATCATTCGATGCTGCTTATTCTTATCGAATTGCGTATTTACATGTTTTGCTAAAGCGTTCTGTATTTCTACATTCGATATCTGGCCTAGTCCGTAAGATGTTAACGGATTATCGCCTTTAGTAAGTAGTGGGTTAGTGCTATTGTCCATTACTATCCCTTATGGATACTGCGCCCACGGAAGTTGGTAATGTCCCCAATCTTTAAGTGTAGTCCAGTCACCGCCCCATTCGATAGGTACACATAAGAACGTAGCTGCTGCTACCATCGCTACGTGTATATCCCGATACAGGTCTATGTCTTTCCAGTCTACCTTACCGTCTTGGAACGCATCTAAGTCTACGGCGCAGCCCAACCCTTCTTTGTTGGGTAGGTGTCTACTATGGAGCGTCTGACTAGCTCCCTTAGCTACCATCTGCTTTTCCTCGGCTAGTGTACGGAGGCCGTACACTACGCCAAAGTCTACATTAGACAGCCCTATAGCGTATTCTACTACCCTAATCAAGTCAGGGTGTACCCCGACTAGCTTATTTAGGGATGCCTTAGATAAGTAGAACATTATGCCCCCGGATGTGCGGCTAAGGAGTTATTCCAGTCTACTTCCGCCTGCGTATTCATAGCGGTTACTTTCGCCCACATTGCAGGATCGTTGGCCCTAATACTACTAACAATACCATTAAGTTTTGTGGCTAATGCTACGACTGTAGCTACCATTGCGGCTTCTGCGGGTACGAACACCGCTGCAATACCTTCGATAGTGGTACCCAGCGCGTCTACTTGTGCCTGTGAAAGTGTCATAGTCTTAGTCCTTATTTAGCTGCTGCTGCATTGGACTCTAATACCGCAAGGTACTGAGTAAGGATATCTACCTGCGCCGAAGTGATCGTAGGCGCTGTCGGATCGGTACAAATGCCCTTCGTTAAGTTAATTGCCTCAGTTACTTTAGCCTGCTGTATGGCACTTAACTTGCCTTTGTTATTAGCTACAACTAACGCCTCGATTGCCGTAGCCCGCGCCGTACACGCCGTAGCTGCTTTCTGCTGCATAGTCAAACCGCAGCTAGCTAAACCCAGTACTAATGCCATCGTTAAAATAAGACGCTTCATTGCGTTACTCCCGTTGTATCCGTTGTAGACGGAGAAGTTGAGGTAGTACTTGTAGTCTTACTAGTTGTACCTGTAGCCGATGGGGCTGTTGCAGTAGTACTTACTGTCTTACTCGTAGTATCCCCATCAGGGGTAGCGGCTGCCATAGCTAACTTACCTATTGTTTCGTCTTTGCCTTTGTTCGTAGCACTAGAGCCGTAGAAGAAGTCTACGACCGTACCCATTTTGGTAGTTAAGAAGGTTATTAACACCAGTAACATATCGTGGTTATCCGGCCTAACATCGAATTTAACTAGAGCGTACAGCGCAAATCCTAATAAGCCGAGTAGACCTATAGCTACTAAGCCGCCAGATATGTTTGTTATAGCGCGTGGGTCGCGCGATACTGTACTAGCGTTGCCTGAGAATGCCATCTTCTGCCCTCTTATATACGTAACAGGGTAACCGGTGCGTCGTAAACCGTAGCTTTACGCGACTTATTAGCTTCCGCTTATACGCTCTATATAGCACCGCGTACACTATTGTTTTGTTAAGTTCTGTATCTGCGACTATCCTTTCTGCCGTATTGTGTCCGGCATCTATACTAGCAAGCACTTGTTCTAGCTGCGTCACCCTAAATGTACCGTATTGAACCTACCGATAAGTAACGCAAGCATATACGCGGCTAGTCCTACGGCAATCCAGAACGGGAAAGACTGCTTCGCTGCGGCTACGACGAATGCTACAAACGCGCCTAGTAACAGGATAAATGTGATAATGTCCATATTAACTCTCCTTAGTTTCGTTGGGGTTCCTTGCGATTTCTAGCTCCGCTGCTGCTGATACATTTCTAGATTCTACGCTTGCGTCGTGCGCTTGTTCACTTAGCTCATTCCCTCTCTTACTTGTGGGTGCCTGCCCTTCAAAATAGCCTGCTGCTTTAGCGGCTGCTTCTGCTGCTGATTTAGCCCCATTAACTGACCTTGCAAGTTCCGTAAGGTTGCTTCTTGTCTCATCTGCATTACTGCGCCGTTCTTTTATTGCTTTAATCTGTAGTACCGCAATTAATAGAGAGACGAATACCGAGAGTAGTGATACCCCGATAGTTGCTATCTTAAATAGCTCGTCCTCATTCATCGGTCATTGCGATCCCGATTATTGCTGTTATTGCCGCTATTATTCCCATTACTATTCTTAACCACCATAGAAAATATGTCGTCTAGGCGTCCGTGTATTGTAGCTAAACTAGATTCTACCTTTTCCCTGTGCGTAAAGGTTTCTAGTTTAGTAGCGTACTCCCCTATAACCATCTCTCTAGTCTTAGTTAGTTCCGCAAGCCTATCGGTATTAGCCTTTTCGAGTCCGGTCACTCTACGTTCTATGGCCTTACAGTACCCGCCGACTAACGCTAGAATAATCGCTATGGCTATCTGAAACCCATACTTAAATGGATCGTTGTCCTCTATTACACCGGATGCCGCTATTGCTGCGGTCGTTATTGATAACGATATGCAACTAACTGCAACCCACCATAACTTGGTATAACGTGGCGTACGCATCTATCGGCGTCCCTATATAGTAAGGCGGCTGCCCAGCCCCAAAGCTTATATGACCGTAGGCGGCTTCCGGCTCCGCGTCAAGCCCACAGGAACCCGCCTCCCGGCTTGCTATCGCCCCCTGCGGCGCGGCTTCCCCCCGATCCAACGGCTCTGGCAAGGCTACCGCCCCCGTATCTAGCGTATAGGCATAGGTACTGGATAGCATCTGCTATGTGGCTAAACTCGTTCTTATCTGGGATATCTAACGTCTTACCGTTTGCGTTGCGTTGTTCTTTATAGACATATCCCGCCCCTAACGCCTCTCGTACGTGCGTCAAGTGCTTACTTACAACGAACCCTTCATCCCTACCCAGAAAGAAATCTACCGCTTCCTTACGCTTCTGGAACACGTTAGTTATAGCTGGGTATGTTTTTATCCCGCGCTGATTCATCGCGCCGATACTAGTCATCTTATTAATGCTCTGCCTACCGCTGCCTGCTGGGTCGCCGCACGCCACGACTGCGTATCCCTGATACTTAGAACGTAGTAAGGGCAGTACGTATTCATCTAGGAAGTCCTCTAGGGACTCATCTGTAGCCGGTAACTCGTCTAGCAGTACTATCCCTTTATACCCAAGCTGCGCTATAACTACTCCCGGCGTTAGCCCGAAGTCGATACCTAATAGGATACTTATACCCCGCTGTGGTAGTAAAACTTCTTTACTAACATGCCTTGTCTCACTAAACTTACTAAACACCGGCTTGCCCTTACGGCTCATGCCGAACTCACCCGCTAAGTTAACGCGGATATGTTCTTCGCCTAGCGCTAACTGATTCTGGTAGTAGTTCTGGCTAAGGTGGGTTAGGTTCTCCGCATCTGGATTACATACCCACGCGCCTGTAGCCTGATCCATGAACACCGCAGGCGGTTGCTTATATTTCCTCCACCCTACAGGTGTCTCGCCTGTCTCAAACTTGATATACGTCCAATGGTTCGTACGTGGCGGGTTGCTATCTAGCAGTAGCCCCGGCTCACTCGCCCCACCTTCATCTACTCGCGGAAACCGATCTATACGGCCTAACAGACCCTCGGCTATCTCCCACGGTACCTCGCGGGCCTCATTTATGTACGCCCCCGTTAGCTCCAAGCTAAGTAGCTTCGCTACGTCCTCTGGCGTGTCCAACGCCATGAAGTACACCTGTAGCCCCATTATAGTACCGTCCTGTAGCTTCTGCTTGAAGTTACACACGATAGGCATGGAGTAGACTATAGGCGCTATACTATTAGGTATCCACTCTTGGAAGGTCTTGATTGTAGTTGTTTTTAGCTCTGGGTACGTATTTCTAATAATAGCCCAACGACTCTTACGCACGCCCTGATACGGCTTCTGCCGCATCGCCCGCATAAGTATCTCCATGATGCAGCCAGTACTCTTACCGCTACCGAACGGCCCTTCGATGTACTGAACCTGTACGTTCCTATCGTTATGCAACAGGGCTAACGTCGGCTCTGCTACATAGGTAAACGTCTTTTTAGTCGTAGACGAGTACTGCTCCTGGGTAGGCTGTGGCGGTATAGCTTCTGGTGTCGCGCTCATTCCGGTACCTCCACAGGCCGTACCCCGCTGTGCAGTACGCTAGATGCCTCTTTAGGCGGTAGTCCAAGCGCTGTCAGGTCTAGGCGCGGCATGATGTTGTACTCAGCTTCTATTAGCGGTACTTCTGGCGCTTTAGCGTCTAGTATCTGCGGTGCGGATGCCGGTATAGAGAAGATATAATGAACCTGTGCTGGGCCACCTGTTACTTCGATCTGGTTCCCGTAGGTTTTCTTATCCTTCTTGCTAGCCATAAAGCGTCCATGTTCAATAATAGCCTTAGCCTTATTCAACTCAAACGCATTTGTAGCTGCCTTAAGTAGCTGCTCACCCGTACGTATGTAGCCTTCGGCAGAGAGTATAGATGCTTCTTCTATATCTGCTTCGTGATTATTCTCGTTGATCCATGTTTTCAAGACGGTAACGGGGACGTTTAACGCTTCCGCTACGTCGATAATCATAGCGCCTTTATATATGTACTCCTTAATTACCATGATTCCTAGTTCGTCTAGGAATTGGTACGGACTCCCTACATACCTAAAGCGCAGGTTTCGCGCTCTGGCCGGGAGTGAGTCAGTAAAGGTAGTAGGGCTGGAAGGCACGGCAGACATAGGTTTTCGGGGATACGCCTTGTAGTATTTTCTACAACATAGATGCTTTGGCGTGAGACTAGCGGAGCGTGCGTTGCGTGTCAAGTGCGTATGTTGTTGCGTTATAGAGGTGAGTTAGCTAGATAATGTAGGGACGACGTGTTTTAGCCGGTAGAAATTTTTAGAGGTATCTATTATAAGGGTGACAAGGTGTGTGGGGTCGCGACGGGGAGGGGTCGGTGGTGTCGTAGTCCGCATGGGGTAGGGTATAGGGTATCGCAGTATGGCATTAGTTAATGGCGCGGAGGTTAGTTAATGGCAGTATCACGGAAGGTAGTTTAGTTAACAGGCTAGGCGTGTTATAATGGCACATCGGCAAAGAGTAGCAGGCCGATACCAGCGGACTAGCATAGTAATGGGATTAATTAATCCGTCGCAGCTAGTCTAATCCGTCGCAAGTATAATCAAACCGGAGTATTACCATGACACGTAAAGACTATATCGCAATGGCAGAGGCAATCAAACTGGCAAAATGGCATAACTGCTTAGTTAATAGCGAGCATCATGCCGCAGCTAATAAGGTACTAGATACAGCGCGCAAGGATTTTGCGGATATGTTCGCTAGTATCGCGCAACGCGATAATCCTAGATTCGACAAGGGCCGGTTTATGGCAGCGTGCGGCCTGTAGTTAATCGCGGTGAATAGCGATACATAGAATTCTGTTTCGTTGTTTCTTGTTTCGTCTTAGTGCGCGGTTTCCTGTTTCCAATTAGTGCGGGTTTCGTGTTGCGGCATTGTGTTTGTTTCAGTTTGTAGCATGTTCAGAAACAAGGATAGCCATGCTGCTATTAGTTTGTAGCATTGTTGCATTGTTTCGTGAAAACTACAGCGCATATATGATTTATTCCGCACTATTCTTACACTACCCTTGCACTGTAATGAAACAGAAACAGTTATCTGTACCCTCTAAAGACTTTCCTACCTTGTCGCCAGCGATGCTACAAAGCTACAAGCTAGGCAGGACGGCTGTTTCATTGTTACAAACTCCATCTGTAGAATTCGCTGTTTCCTGTTTCATCCTAGTGCGTGCTTGTTTCCTGTTTCAAGCTTGTGCCCTGTTTCCTGTTTCAGGATAGGGGCGTATAATCTGTAGCACGTTTCAAGCTTGTGCCATGTTTCCTGTTTCCAGATAGTGCGGCAGACGGATACCCGGCAATTCTGCCGACCCGTTAGTGGTAAATTAACCTATTGGAGCATTACCATGATTAGTTACGAAACTAGCATCATCGCGAATCGCTTTACGCATAACACAGTACGTAATGCGGATGGAACGCCTATGCGCGCACGTCGCAACGGTAAAACAAAGACGTGGAAAACAAGGCCGGGGCAATTCAGTATCCCAATTAAGCATGGCCTATACGATTATGGATACATAACACAAGACAATGCGGCAGACTGGCACGCGGCAGAGTAAACCCCACAACCTAAACCCAATCGGAGTCAGTATCATGCAAACTTCCACAATCAAGCCGCAGTTACTTGCAGTAGTTAATCCGTGGGACACCGAACCCAATAGGTTTGACTGGCTACAGCCTATCCTTACCCTTACTGAACTAACGGATACTTGGCCTAGCCTATTCGGTGGTAGTAAATGGCGACCGCCAAGCCGTCGCACAATTCGGCGCACTAAGCTAACCCCATTACCAGCGACAATGGAGCAAACTGCGCAACCTTTCCCACATACACTAGGCGTAGAGCTAACATGGACTGCGCCTTTTCCGGTTAAGTATAGTGGAGAACATGCAACGGATTACTACCACATGGAGCTGTATCACCGCCGGACAGTAAATGCGTTAGTGGAGAACATGCCGGATGATATCCGGGCTAGATACTGGCGGATAGATACAGATTGCGGATGCGTAGAGATTCCTACTAACCCATGTAGTGACTACGCTACATTTAGTGCAAGTGCGGGTTATCTGGATAAGGTAATACGAAGTGCGGGATTGTCGCATACTAGCCAACATACAGCGGGCGGTGGCGCACATATCCATGTAGGGTTAAGTAACTTTGGATATAGCGCGGACATGTTTACTCAGACTACGCTAGCGGATATGCTGTACCGTCCATACATTAGCAGGGCATTTAGTTACTTTGCCGATAGCCGCAATGCAAGGCCGATGCAATGGGCCGATGCAAACATATACGGTACGCAAGCGAAGCCGAAAAGCTTGCTGGATATACAGGGTAGGATGGACTGTGCGGGCAATTGTAGAATACTACGCACTTCGTATCATGGTGGCGGTACGTTAGAGTTTAGATGTTTTCAAGCACCTAAGCAGGTAAAGGATTACGAGCTATACATTAGTTTCGTTATCGCGTACTGCGCTATGATCGAAAAGCGTATCGCGGATAATGATTACAGTCTGCCGGTATACGAGCGTGACTTGCCAACAGGTAGCAGGACTACCGATAATGACTGGCAATATGATACTAAACGCTTCCTAGAGTTTATCGCGGCACTAGGGTTGCCAGTTAAACGGTATCGGAAGTTTGCAAAGAATATACAGCACCGCGCATGGTACGCGGGTAACTGCGGTAGTAACTATGGCTTCACATACTAACAAACAGGCCGAAACAGTAGCAGTAACCCTGCTACTGTCCGTGAGTAAGGCTCACGCTGATAAGGCCAGCTTGCCGACACAAGGAACTATCATCATGCGTAACCTAACATTAGCGGGCTGCTTAACCCCTAACAAGGCGCACCGCGCAGTAAGGCTAGACCGTGGCGCACGGATGGAAACAAGGCACGCGCAGTACCGCGAGATAGAGCGGCACAAGATTGACACGCGGCAGGTAAAGGACTACGATAGGGCCGTCCGTATTACGGACTACGCTAACGATATTTAACGAAGTGCGACACAGTAGCAACCCGCTAGCTAGACTAGCAACCCCGGCGGCTAGACTGCCATGTAACATAATGCACAGGAAGCATTACCATGCCTACCATTAATTTTAACTTCACTGATACACTCGCGCACCGCATTGCTAACTGCATTACAGGCGATATCGAAAAGCTAGCATTAGACGTATGCCAAGTGCGGGTTAACTGGCAGACTCGTTTTGAGACTCCGCGCAAGGCGCACTTCGCACAATGGCTAGTCGCAACGTATCCGCAGCATAGGGCGGCAATCGAAACAGCCTTGCCGCCGCTGGAACAACGTGCGGAGTCTTACCGTAACCGCGCAACGTCCGGTAAACCCATGACCATTTTTAATAACGTGGGAACGCCGGAAGGACAAGCGCAAGCTTCACAGTATCAGGATGCGTACCATCCTGCGGCGGCAACGCCAACAGTGCGTCGGGATAGGCCTATGCCGGATGCAGAGCCGGATGCAGAGCCGCAAGCTAAACCCGCAACGAAGCATGTAGCACCGCAAGCTAAACCCGCAACGAAGCATGTAGCACCGCAAGCTAATAACCCCGTTGGCAATGATGCGCTAGCGCAAGTGCTACGCGATGCGTTAGGGGTTGGCGATATAGACCATGACACAATCCGCGAGATAGTGCGGGAAGAATTGCGGGGAGTAGATAGGCCGCAACGTATCGTAGTGCAGGTAGCGGATGAAAGTAGACCAGCGGTAGACTTAGGGGTACAGCACAAGACATTCCCACGGTTACTTACTTACTGCCAGCAACGCGACTATAAGGGTTTCGTGTTTCCGGTACTGATACCGGGGCCAACGGGTAGCGGTAAGACTACGGCAGCGCAATCAGTAGCGACTGCGCTAGGCTTGCCGTTCTACTATACCGGTGCAGTGGATACGGAATACAAGATGCTAGGATTTAAGAATGCACTAGGCGAGTTTGTCGAAACCGCATTCTATAAAGTGTTTAAGTACGGCGGGGTATTTCTTGTGGATGAAATAGACGGCGGCAACCCCTTCGCATATGTAGCCATGCAGGCCGCGTTAGAGAACGGGTTCTGTATATTCGGGGATGAGATGGTGACAAGGCACCCCGACTGTATAATCATTGCCGCAGGTAATACGTATGGGACAGGCGCAACGCATGAGTACGTAGGCCGCAATAAGTTAGACGCTGCTACGCTTGACAGGTTTATTACCCTTACGTGGGACTATGATGAAGCGTTCGAGCGTACGCTTGCCGGTAATGATTATTGGGTTAGTAAGGTGCAGACCATCAGGCGAGCGGTGCATGACTGCGGCATTAAGCATGTAGTCAGCCCGCGTGCTAGTATCCGTGGCGCGGTACTGTTGAAGGATGGCGTGCCAGAATCGGAAGTGCTACAATCGGTGGTGTTTAAAGGACTGTCTGCCGAACAGGTGCGCCAAGTGCAGGCGCGGTGTTAGCAGTTAACTAACCGAGGATATTACAATGGCATACCGTAAACGATACCGCACAGTAAGCAAGCCTACCGTATACCGGGAGGATTTACGTCCGCTAGTTATGCTAGCGCCGCAGGTAGTGAAGCAGGTTAGGGGTGAAGAAGTACGGTTTAATGCGTACGCTTCACTAGACGAATTCCTAACTGTAGCGGCTAGGGGTACTGGGGAGTACTCTAGGGAAAGTAATTGGAGTGCGGCTTGCACCCTAAGCGAAGCGATTAAGTATGTTAGTCGCGGTGCAGAGAAAAGCGATAGGGAATACATACGAGCGCAAGCGTTAGTGGATAAGGTAGACGCGGCTATCCATGACAGAACGCAGCAAGCATGGACGCCTAGCGTATACGGGGCATACCCCGTAGTACCGGACTATCTAGCAGGTGCGCCCGATTGTATGCGGGCAAGGACGGAACGCGAGGATGATAACAGCCCGATTAGGGTATGTGTTGAGATAATGGTATCGGGTGGTATTAGTGAATACACTATCGCAACGCAAGGCGCGGCTATCGCGGCGCTAGTTATGAAACTAAGCGAGACTAGGCCAGTTGAGTTATATTCTACGTGGATGAATCAGAAAACTAGCATCGGGCCTATATCGGCAGGCATGATTAGGATGGGGTGCAGCCCTATTAGCCTAGCCGAGTGCGTCGCAGTATTCACTAGCCGCCAGTTTAAGCGCAACATTTTCTTTGAGCATATGCGTATGACACTGGGCGAGGGACGCCTAACCGGGGGCTGGTGCTGGAATACGTACGACCATTGGGATGAACGCGAGAAGATGATACGCACAGTACTAAACCTAGCGCCGCAAGATATAGTTATACAAGGGGCCGGGTTAGTAGACGAGCATATACTTACGACCGACCCGGTAGCATGGGTTAATAGGCAGCTAGAGAAGCAGCGGCATATAGATACAGAGCTATAAGCAGCGGCGACAACCCCCGGCGAGATTGCCGGGGGAACTAACGGGCTAACGCCCGCAAACATAAGGAACTATCATGCGCGCAATACTAATCAATCCCCAAGACGAAACAGTAACAGAGGTCGAATGGAACGGAGACTATAAGCATATCTATAGACTTATAGATGCAGCATGTTTCGATTGTGTTAGACTAGGAGATAAGGCCGAGAATACTATCTACGTAGACGACGAGGGTTTACTTAATGGCAAGGCCCGCGACGTAGGCATGTTTCGCGTAGACGGAGATAACCCCGCGTATCTGGCAGGCAAGGGCTTGATACTAGCGACAGATAAAGAGGGCGAGAGCGTAGGCACGGACTTGACGCTAGAGAGCGTACGCGCTATAGTAGCATTCGGGTATTGCGTACGCACCCCCAACAACGAGATTCACTTTACCAATGGCGCACAAGCATGGAGGATTAAATAATGAATACTTACGAACGCGCAGAGTTTATTCTGTTAGCCCGCGAGCTAAGGCGGGCGCTAGATAGGGTGGATAAGCTTATGATGCTAACCCCTACCAGCGAGAAACGTAGTAAACTAACAGAAGCTAACATTCACCTTATGTCCGCAGTACGTACACTTGGAGAAATAGAATGAGTATCTATGCCGCCATACCGCATATCCGTAAGAACGTACCGATGCCGCGCAAGCCGCCGTTTAAGCCTAGCAAGGGGCAGCAAGGCATGTTAGATAAGTACAGGGAGGCGTACAAGGCCGTCTACGGTATCGTGCCGGGAATCAGCTTCGATGGCGCATGGGTGACGCTACGGGGCCAGCCAGAGCGCGTACGGCTTCGCAGACTACGGGAGTTAACTTCGCAGCTTAGGAACAGGGCGCACCAATAGGGAGAACGACCGTGGAAATAACCAATGACGAAACCAAAGTCATAGAGCGTATACAGAATGTATGGGGCGAAGCTTGCGCTAGGTACGTAATTAGCGATGACGAGTTTCCCACGTTCGCTATTGAGTTGTTACAGAACGGTAGTATTAACCGCGTGACTAAGAAACCAACGGCGGCACTGGCAAGGATGCGGGGCAATACGTTATCCATCGTAGTTAATCGGTTAGCTGTGGAACAGAACGTGGCCGACTATCTACAGGAAACAGTGCCGCACGAAGTAGCGCACTTAGTATGCTTCGCACGACCGCACTTAGGTAATAGGCACGATGAAGGATGGCAGCGGGTATGCCGTGCGTTAGGTGGTAGGGCAGATATTAAGTTTACTACCGGCGAAATGTATGACCTGCGGCAGCGCAAGCGGATTAGGTATGTCTACGCTACGCCAGCAATAGGACGGTTTGACGTATCAGACGTACAACATGCTAGGATACAGGCAGGTACAACGTACTTAACTAAGGCTAAGGAAGTAGTAACGCCTATGGACTGGACGGGAGATATAGCATGAACTACCATCAGCAGCTAAGGCTAAAACGTGAGATACGAGCTAAACAGCTACGTGAAGGTGAGCAGCATGAACGTGCGTTAGTAGCTAATGCCGTAATAAGTAATTACGAAGCAGCCTACGAAGCAGCCTACGGCGGCAAGGCCCGCGTAACTTATAGGCACGGCTGGTACGAGGTCTACCGGCCAGCCTACGGACTGAACCGTTACCGCCGCGATGATGTTGTGCGTATGGCGGAAACACTGTGGGCCAGAGTCCACGAAACAGAATTGAACGCGCCTGTTGACAACGAGTAAAAGGCGTGATTCAATAGCAGCAAGCCGGGGAGTACCGGCTAACGTAAGGCCCAATTTCGGGCAAACAACAAGGGAGAACTAACATGAGTGATTTTACTATCGTAGTCCGTAAAGGCGTACCGATCCCGAAGCGTGAAGCGCACTTCGCACCGCGTACCCCGAAGTACAATTTCAGTGGACTGTCGCAGGGCGATAGCTTCGCACTGAGCATTGAAGGCAAGGCCAACCAGAAGAAAGAGGATGGCACAGTGTTATCGGTGGCGCAGGATGCAGAGCGTAAGGCACGGCAGCGCCAGAGTGCGCTTGCTATGACTGCGAAGCGCCAGAAAATCAAGATTGTGAGCCGGTATTACCCGAACGGTGAGCCAGATGCACAGGGCAACACCAGCGGCAAGCCGGAGCTTGTGGTATGGCACGCTGGCCCGCGTACGGAAGCGGATACCGCCAGCGAGGACGAAGCAACCGAAACCAATCCCGACGAAATCGAGGTCGGTGAGGCTTAAGTCACCCCGTTAGTGAGTAACCGAAGCGGCCTAGTTAATAGCTAGGCCGCTTTTCTTTTGTGTGTCCAGAAAGACAGCATGAAAACAGGCTCCGCGCCGCTTGCGCCGGGAGTTGTAGCGTGATCTACTGAGGCCAAGCCGGGGACTTGACAGGGGCGCTACGGGCGCTACGGTAGGACTGGCTAGGCGTCGCAGGGCCAACGTGAAAAGGCTTGCCCCCGACTCCCCTGTACGGCGGTACTCCCCGGCCTGTAGCGCGATCCTGCGGCGTCCTAGCACCGAATCAGAGCATGGTGAGAGGGAACGGTGATGGCAAGCCAGCAAGTGCCTAAACACTGGCAAGTTAGTATAGTGCGTTAATTCCCCCCGCGCCTAGCGTGGCCTTACTAAGACGACTAGGACTAACTAATTAATTCGGAGTACGGTATGACAAACGAACAGAGACTAGCAGCAGAAGATTTAGCGCGGCAGGAAGCGCTTGTACTTAGGCACGCTACCGATACGTTCCGCGACCTTACTACGTTCGCTAGTAAGACTCTGTTAGAGCAGATGGCACACGAAGGTAAGTTAGAACACTTACTGATCCCTGAGAAGTATAACCACGGCGAGTTAGTTAAGCACGCTTACTACGAATACCGGAGAGCGCAATGAGCATCGGACTGCTACTGCTTATCATACTAATCATCGTTTTGTTAGGCGGGATTAACTTTAACTGGGGGCCGGGGCCGAATGGTGGCATCGGACTGATTATCGTAATTCTAGTCATTCTTTTGTTAATGGGCAAGCTACATTAGAGCGATCTATCACATGCCGCGAACAAGACAAAACTTCATTACCGACGAGCGCAACGCTCACGCGCATTATATAATAGACGGTACTAAGTACATGACGATGCAGGAAGTGTACTGCGCCGCGTTAAATAGAGGTAGTACGCATACCTTTAGCACCATCAGGAATAGATTGCGTAGAGGTGAGACTACTTGGGCAGCATTACTTAGGCCAACAGACCCTAATCAGGGCTTAGATAAGCGCAAAGAGAATATACAGCGTAAGCACGACGAAATGCGTAAGGTATGCGAAGAACTAGACGCTAGAAAGAAAGCAATGGGATTAGAATATGCCTACTAAGCTAGAAGATCGTAACTACAAGAAAGAGTATGCCGCGTTCCACGGTAAGCCTGAGCAGGTAGCGAAGCGTGCCAGCCGCAATGCAGCACGCGCTAAGTTAGGCCGCATGGGAAAGGGCGACGGTAAAGAGGTAGACCACAAAGACGGTAACGCGAATAATAATTCACGTAAGAATCTACGTGTTGTATCCCGCCACGCAAACAGGACAAAAGCATGAAAAGCAAGAAGAAAATGCCGAAGGGCAAGAAAGGTATGAATCCCTTTATGAAAGAGGGATCGAAGGCCGAGGAAGCACTAGATAAAAAGCAGATGATGAAGGGAAAGAAAGTAAAAGGTATGTAACAGAATTGAGGGCTGTGTAGGCCCACAACTAAAAGAATACCAGCGGCAACCTATTGCCGGAGCGCTACGAGCCTAACCAGACCTTAAGATCGTAGCATAGGTTTGGAAATAAGCGACTTGCCGCCGTTAGCGGCTTCCCACAACTAGCACAGGAAGCTATAATGGACACTAGACCGCAACTACGTATCCGCGACACCGACACCGACACCGACACCGACACCGATACGGTGTACGCAAACCCGCTAGAAAACTGGAAACGGTATCAGGCACAGTCTATTCTAGTAGGCATAGAGACACAAGACTCCAAAGCAGCAGACCCACCAACATTAGAGCAGGCCGAAGATATCTTATCTTGGGCCGCAAAGGCGCGTGCGTATGAAAACTAAACTCCCAACACCTACCCGCGGGGGGTTAATTAAGCGACACCTTAAGAAAGGTATACTCGTATACGACTCCGAGGAACGTGATGCGCTAGGGAAGCGCAAGCCTAGAGACTACGGACGGAATGCGTACAAGAGAGCAAAGCGAGCGCTAGAGAAACAGCAACGGCTGGATAGGAATAAGGTACATACCGGGGAGTTAATGCCGTGATACCGCACTGTACGCTAGTACTTAATATCAAGATACAGGGACTACGTGAAAGCGAAAGCGTATGGGTGCGTAAAGTAGTATTGCTTCCCTTTGCGCCTACGCCGGGGGTTAAGTTACAGCTATGGCGCGAGGACGATAGTACACTGGATATAGACTTTGTTAATTTAGTCTACTCTATGAAAGACTCCTGCTTTATAGAAGAACAGGAAGATGATACAGTGCGGGATGCGCTACAGGCAGACGAAGAAGTAAGTATAGCCGATACAGTAACAGAGTACGAGAGCTTCGGGTTTATAGTACAGACGGGCCTGTAGCTTATTGGTTACAAGCGTTCCGCTCATAACGGATTGATTCTGGTTCGATTCCAGACTGGCCCACCATTACTACCACAGGAAGGAGTACACCATGAGCATTAAATACTACGCAAGCCATAAACATATGAAAGCGATACAGCTTCAAGACTGGCAGGACACGCCAGATGAAAGCTACCACGAAATAGACTTGCCGTTGTATACGAAGCTTTCCACGATTGAACGGCTTAATAAGGTAGTAGACGAATTAGCTAAAGGGGAGCCTACAATAGAGACTCTGCGTAAGTTGGAAGATGTAATGCGGCAGGCAGACGAAGCGCGTGAGAAATACAGAATGGAATGTCTTAATAAGGAAGCTGTAAAGCACGGCTTCGGTAAAGGTAAGGAAGAAGAATTCAACGGCGTTAGCGTCGTATCGTTTACTAAGGGTGAGGATACCGAAGCCGATACAGCATTCGCCGCCTTCATGGGTAGCACTATCCCAGTACCAGCGAATCAGCTATTAGCTATTCTGGCCTTTCTTTATGCGGCAGGAGATAATACCCCCGACAAGATGCGGGGTAATCTGTTCCGCTTAATTAAAGACGTAGGTATGAAACAGCACGTAGTCATTGAAGAAGTAGGTAGCGCTATTGCAATAAGCATTAGTAAATAAGCACAAGGAAGTAGATAGGCGCAGGATGCGCATAGGAGGTAGAAGATGTTAGATAGTGTATTACTAGGTCTAGTAATTGGGTTTTGTACTTTAATCTATAAGGAGCTTAGAAAGATGAGCGCACAGTCAGATAAGTTAACAGCAGAAGTAGCAGCACAGACGACCGTAATTAACTCAGCTATTGCGTTAATCAACGGCTTCCAAACCCAGCTTGCCGCAGGTATCGCGGCAGCTAAGGCGGGAGATACGACCGTGCTGGATAAGATCGCTAGCGATTTGCAAGCTAACACGGATGCACTGGCAGGCGCAGTAGCCGCTAATACCCCAGCAGCTATTGATACACCGCCAGCACAGCAGACCGCAGTAGCCGATGCAGTAGCAGCGATCCCGCCCGCAGTTACCGCAGCAGCGGCAGCAGTAGGTACAGTAACAAACCCCGATGGCACAGCGGTCGATGCACCAGCCCCGCCAGTAGTAATTGGCGGCTAAGTAACTAACCCCGCACCGCAGTTAATCGCGGTGCGATTACCCAAAGGAAGGAAAAACATGACCACCGAGGGCAAGATGATGGACACGAAGGCACTAAAGAAGCCGACACCATGAACAATGATGCGCTGATTGCAAAAATAATCCGCGACTTGTGCGAGCTTGATCCATCGCCGCTTACGGGACACAACACCCTGATCGTTGCGGTGGAGGATGTGCAGCAAGTCTTAGCCGCCGCACTCGCACAGATCGAATCCGCGCAGGCCGACACTCCGCGCGCAGTCAGCGTGGGCACCGTTCCCCGCTACAACCTTGCGATGCACCAACAGAAAGCATCAATGGTTCGATTCGAGTTTGGGTATTGGGTGGCGTACCAAGACTATGCCGCACTTGCCAACAAGACAGTCAGCGTAGATGCGCTACGACAATTGGAACAAAGATGGCGCGATTACGCTGGGTTACTAGACCCTACCAAATGCGAAGAAAACGGCATCGTGATGAATGTCACAGAGCACCACGCCGACGAACTCAAAGAAACGCTGATCGAACTGGGGATTAAGCCATGACTACGAGAGACGAAAGGCTCGAAGAAATCAGCGACAGGATACGTCACGGCATCCCTGTTGGCATCCTAGAGGCGCTCGCAGCAATCGACTATCAAGAGAGTCTTAAAGCGGAACGGGCGCATAACAAATGGTGGAAAAGGCTAAACCGATGGATGCGGATGAAGCCATGAATGCAAGTCGTGAGGCGTTCGACCTGTTCAATCCATCCTGCCGCCGGAACTTCCGCTTCCGAATCCGCCGTCACTGGAAATATATCTGGTGGTGGCGTTTAGTAATTAGCGACACTTTCCACAGAGTTTGCAGCAGGAGTAAGCCATGACCGACCCGACGAAAATACCGGATGAGGTTGTCGAGTCCATTGCAAAACAGTACTGGGAGGACGGGCACGGTGCGCCGTGGTCGGCTATCCATGAATCTACGCGAGCGCAGTGCCGCGCGTTTGCGAGAAAAGCCCTCGCCGCAGCAGGCTTCGCGGAGTTGCCACCCAACCATCCTCACAGGACACGATGCCTGTGGGCAGTAACAAAGGGTGGCCTGACACTATGTCAGCCGCCTAAATCACAGCGCGCATTGTTGGATGAAATAGCGGAGTTGCGCGAGGATGCGGAGCGGTATCGGTATTTCATCACCGGAGAGTGGACTTCATTCGACTACGAATATGCCAACAAAGTGCGATTGGAAAACGCTAAAGACTTCGACCCGCCAAAATACCAAGATGGCTGGTACAAAACAGAAAGCGAGGCCATCGACGCAGCACGCAAGGGAGGTTGATGTGATCGAAGAACTGATTGCGAGGTTGCGCGAACGCATCTCAATTCGCCGTAGGGCAGAACACTTCTATGACGAAGGGGACACGGAACTACTTGAAGAATGCGCCGCAGCCATCGCACAGCGCGAACCCGAAGCCGAGATTGCGCGGAAGGGGACGGCAGTGAGTGTTGCGTCGCTGCGAGAGTTGCTGGAAAGATGGGAAGCTCGGATCAATGCACTAGGCGAAAGCTCCGGCCCATATGGATCGAGGCATGTAACGGTTTGCCGCCACGAACTTGCCCGCGCCATCGCCGCAGAACAGGAGAACTCCAATGGGTGAACCCAGTATTCGGAATAAACAATTCGCTAATTACACTAGGCCACGTACGCCGCGCAAAGAAGCTATTTAAATGATACATACTAGCATAGCTAGAATCAAAGCAGGCCCGCAATGGTGCGTGGATGCGGATACGCTTGCGCGTAAAGCAACGGAAGATATTACCGCCGAGGAACCGATAGACGGTGCGCTGATTAATAAAATAGGTTTAGCTAACACGCTAGCAGTGTTAGGTTGCCCGCACCCCAAGTGTAAGAAAGAGGCAGAGGATGTACTTAAAGCGTACAATCTAGAATTGTACCTAGTAATCAAAGCCCTGTGCTATAAGCTTAATGTAGACTTTATAGACTTAACTTGCGTAATTAATAATCCGCGTAGGGACGCGCAGAGATTACAGCTTTGTAGAACCCTACGGCACCTACAGTATACCACGTTCGATCCGGTACTAGACTACGTGTTCGCTTCGTTGCGGGCGTTACTTAGTACGGAGTCGGAGAGTACGAAAGCTATATACGCAGGCAAAAAGATTCTAACTGCGTGGAAGCTGGTAGAAAGTGAGTACGATCTGTATTCGGAGTTAGTAGATAATCTGACGCAGTTATTAGGAGAACACGCTTGAGCTTACCAGCCGAGAGCTTCCAGCAACGAAGCATATGCACCGACTTAAGTATAGAAGGTATACGCACCCACGTACGGATACAATTAGGTATAGACGAGAAACCCAATCAGATAGGTACTAGAAAAGGTACGGGGCTTATCACGTTAACCGCAGGTCAATGGGCCGTCATAGAAAGAATACTAGACTTTGCAGAGAAGATGAAAGAGATTAACGGGCGTGTGGCGGAATAGGTAGACGCAGCAGACTTAAAATCTGCCGTAGTAATACGTGTCGGTTCGATTCCGACCATGCCCACCAAGCGTTCGTAGCTCAGTGGTAGAGCATCGCCTTTACACGGCGAGGGTCGTAGGTTCGACACCTACCGGACGCACCATAGGAAGGAGATAAACGTGAAGCCAAGCAAAGCAATAGCGAAGATAGAGAAATCTAAAGCGGTAGCTAAAGCGGTAGCTAAAGCGGTAGCTAAAACTGATAGCCAGCTTATCAACGGTAGCTCGCATCCGTGGGTAAGCGAACTAGAACGCATACTGGAAAAGAACTTCCGGCCATCCAAGATAACAATAGATAAGCTTGCGGTTAGAGTAAGCGAATCAGGCCGCATGTTCGCTATCGCCATAGAGCTTAGTTACGAAGGCGGCGCACAAGGCGTACAGTTTTTTGTCGAATATGAGAAGGCTGAGTTAGCTAGATATCCTAGTTTCGTGTGGGCAGAACAGATAGCCATAGAAATAATCCATAGGGCAGCGTCTAGGGCTGCGCTTACCCAGCTATTACCCGACCTATCCCCGAAAGAGATAGCACAGCGGGAGTTTAAGGGTTGGCATAGCGGGAGTAACTTATGAATAGGAGCGAGCCATGATGTACTTACTTGTGTTTATCTGTTTCATGCAGCTATTCGTTACATGCTTAATCTACAAGCTTGTCCACGAACAGGCACGTAGATGGAGTATCTGGCTAGAGTACCTGCGCGATAGGGAAATAAGGGATTTAATAGGCAGGTACAATAGCTACGACGGCCATCAGTACCTAGACCAAAAGACGAAGGTACACCTGTTAGAACGATTGGAGCGTATCTAATGCTTATACTAACGTCCAAAGTTGGAGAGGCCGTATTGATTGGGGATAATATCCTAGTAAGGGTACTGGCTATCTCAGAACATGGCGCAGTAAAGATAGGTTATGAGGTACCTAAACATATCAATGTGCTTAGAGAGATAGCTAAAAAGAAAATAGAAGCCGCAGGTAAAATTGTCTACACGGAGAAACCTAATGAAACTATATGAATATGGCGATAAATGGGATGTACTGCGAACGAGTATCGTCGTAGCGTTTATCTTAATAATGAGCGCCTTTATAGGCTACGGACTAAATATATCCATGCACAGGCCAGAAGCGGTAGGCCCGTTCGGTAAGCAGCAAACGCCGGAGCAAGTCGTAGCTCGGTACCAAAGCTGTAAAGCGAAAGCGCCTAAAGGTATGGACTGCGTAATGATTCCGATGTTAGTTAGCGACGAGTTTATGCGGGAGCATGGGGATGAATAAGCCCTATAACTTCGTGAATGAAACAGTGCAGAAACCGGGACAGGAATCCGTTAACAGCCCTGCCCACTACACACAGGGCTATATAGAAACGATCTATGCTATCGCGCAGACGCTTGGGCCGGAAGGCTTTAAGGCGTACTGCATGGGTAACTGGATGAAATACAACGCGCGTGCTGCGTACAAGAATGGCGCAGAGGACTTAGCTAAGGCTGCGGTGTATCTTAACTGGGCGCAGAACGGTTTACCGTTCCCGAAGCTTATAGAAACGAGGCCAGCACCGAAAACATTAAGCGAAGCGCATTTAATTGGTGCGCCGACTATAGGCGAAGCGCTTATTGGACGTATGGCGAAACGCAAATTTTGGTACGGCGATTGCATACGTCCTAGCTTGGATTCTGAAGCGAGAGACTATAGCCGCTACATAGTAGAAGCAATAGGCCCGGAAGGGTACAGAGTACAGTCGCATAAAATAGAAATTACTATTCCGTTTAATCTTGAAAGCGAATGGGAGCTTTGTCCGTGCGAGTCATAACCTGCGATATAGAAACATTCTACGGCGACGGCTATAGTCTATCCAATAAGGATATGACTACCGAGAAGTATGTACGCGACGAACGGTTTAAGCTTCACGGTTTCGGGGTTAGTATTAACTGTGGCCCTGCGAAGTGGGTTACGCACAGGCACGCAGAGACAGTGCTACGTAGACTGAAGCTAGAGGAATGCGCGCTAGTAGGCCATAACTTACAATTCGATGGCTTTATCCTAGCGCACCATTACGGTATATACCCGAAGCTGTATATAGATACACTAGGCTTAAGTAGAGCGCTGCTAGGCCCGCAGTTAGCTAGGCACGGATTAAAGTACGTGGCCGAGAAGCTTTGCGGCATGACCAAGATGGACGAGTTAGCTAAGGCGTATAACTACCGCGACCTTCCGCAGCATATCGAAGATAGGCTAGCCGACTACACCATTGGTGAGCCACGGTGGAACGAGCAGAAGCAAATGCTAGAGGCGGGTGACGTAGTACTAACTAACGCCATATTTAGGAAGTTAATGCCGTACTTCCCAAAGGAAGAACTATCATCTTTGGACTGGACAATACGAGCGTTCACCGACCCGCAGCTATACCTTGATGGGGATATGCTGGATAGCTATATAGAGGAAGTAAAACAGAATAAAATAGACGCATTAGCTAATGCAGGGCTTACGTCCCGCGATATGCTTATGTCTAATAATCAGTATGCAGAAGCCTTAGAGAATCTAGGCGTCACACCGCCTACGAAGATATCCGCTAAGACAGGTAAAATATCCTACGCATTCGCTAAGACAGACGAAGCGCATAAGGCTTTACTAGAGCATGACGATCCAGACGTACAGGCGTTAGTCGCTGCACGACTAGAGTTAAAGAGTACCATTGAAGAAACGCGGGCCGTTCGGTACCGGGACGCGGCAGGCCGGGGGCTATGGCCTGTAGGATACAACTACGCGGGCGCTAAGGTCACGCAGCGCTACAGCGGCAACGATGGCGGCGGGGGCAACCCCATGAACCTAAAACGCAAGGGAACGCTACGGAAGGCGATCTACGCCCCCGACCCATACACACTAGGAGTAGCCGACTATAAGCAGATTGAATGCAGGCTAGTACTATGGCTAGGAATGCAATTAGCTGGGCCAGATAGCGAAGAAGCAAAGTCGCTAAAACTAATGGCGGAAGGCGGCGATATCTATGCATATTTCGGTACTAAGATTTACGGTATAGAGATTAGCGAAGCCACACACCCAGCAGAAAGACAGATAGCTAAGTCAGCCGTACTAGGACTAGGCTACGGTATGGGGGCCGCACGATTTATTGAGTATTGTAAGTCTAGCGGTATCAAGAATATAACGCCAGAGTTTGCTGAGAGTATCGTTAGGCTGTATAGGCAGACCTACAAGGGAGTAGTTAAATTCTGGAAGCAGGCAAACCTAGCAGTTAACACGCTGCTAGACGGTAACGTAGATGAAGAATTAGCGCTTCCATTTACAGGTACGCCGATAGTATACGCAGGGTACGAACCGTTATTTAAGTCGCCGGGTATTAGACTACCGGGCGGACTCTACATTAAGTATCCCGGTTTAGCTAAAGACCCAGAGGGGCAGCTTACCTACCTAGACGGTGGGAAGTGTGTTAAGCTGTTTGGGGGTAAGGTCACGGAGAATATCTGTCAAGCCCTATCGGCTTGGATAATGAAAACCCATAAGGTACTGCTTAATAAGATATTCCGAGTAGTAATGACTACATACGATGAACTTGTATGTATGGTACCAGAGGGTAGCGAGAAGCTGTTTATAGAAACCGCTAGTAGGATTATGGGCAATACACCAGACTGCCTACCGGGGTTGCCGTTAGGTGTTTCTTGCGGCACAGCAATTAGATACGGCGAAGCGAAAACTTAAGGGAGCATATTATGACCGAAGAACAGAGTATCAAAGCGATGGAAGTCGCCAACAGGATAGCCGCAGCGGTAGCTAAGAAACTACCTAAGCATACGCCATACGTACGCAGGTACGCCAGTGGGGATACAGGCTATATTGAAATAGCTATGAAGCCGGAAGGGATTAGCGCCAGCAGTCAGGAATTAACTACGGCGTATAGCGACGAGTTTTTCCTGAGCGTTACTAAAGAAAACATCAGCGAGAAAGCAACAAGAATCTTTAAGGACTTTAAGGTACTTATCGGTGGATGATGCTACCTTACATCGCGTCCTAAAGATATGCACGGCACTACAGAAAGCCTGTAAGGGCCAGACTGTTACCATGCAGCGGCAACCGCTTAAAGGCGACCGCGTACTATTTACCTTTAGGTTAGACGAAGGCGGAAAAGAGTTTGCAGAGACAGCGTATTCCGAAGGATACTTCGACGAAGAAACTGTAGACCTGAAACACCTAGCCCAGAGGGTATACGAGGAACTGACAACACGCTTGGAAAATAAACTACGTTCGACCAAAGGAAGGAGATAAACGATGGACTTGAAAAGGGTAATGCTAGCTACGGCTTGTAAAGACTTAAGTACTTTACGGTACCCGCTGCTAGCGTCTGTAAAGATCGACGGAATTAGAGCGACGAATGTAAAAGGTGAATTGCGTAGCCGTAGCATGAAGCCGATACCGAATGACTATACAGGCGCTATTTTTGGAGGCCCACGTTTTCACGGACTCGACGGTGAACTTGTCGTAGGTAATCCGTGGGATAAGAACCTGATGCAGCAAACGACTAGTGGGGTTATGTCTATAGACGGCGAACCGGACGTGAAGTGGTTTATCTTTGACAAGTGGGACGAACCCGGCCCGTACCGCGAGAGAGCGCAGGTAGCTAGATTAGCCGCAACAGTAAATGCCCAAGCCGGTATCCCGATGTTGTGGGTGCCCCACAGACGCATCGACAATCTTAACGAGCTTAAAGCATTTGAGGAAGATAGCGTTAACTTAGGCTATGAAGGCATCATGCTCCGCGATCCGAACGGGCCGTATAAGCAGAATAGAAGTACTCTAAAAGAGGGCTACTTGCTTAAGGTGAAGCGGTTTAGTGACGGCGAGGCGGTAGTACTAGACACTATCGAACAGATGCACAACGACAACGAGGCCACGACAGATGAACGCGGATTTACCAAGCGCAGTAGCCACCAAGAAAACAAAACCGCTGCCGGAATACTCGGAGCCTTGCGTGTTAGAGACTTGGTTACGGGAGTTGAATTCGATTGTGGCACCGGCTTCACCGCAGAGCAACGTAGAAACTTGTGGGAAGGACGTAAATACCTTATTGGGAAAATCGTTAAGTACAAGCACTTTACCGTAGGCGTTAAAGACAAGCCACGGTTTCCTACTTTTGTCGCATTCCGCGACCGCCGCGATATGTAAGTAAAGGAGAACTAAAGTGACCGACACACCGAAGATTATAATGCCGCCAGAGAAACACGTACTTAAGCCTAACGTTGAAAGTGCTAAGGTTGTACCGATCAATCCGCCAATATCGCCGGAAGATGCAGAGCGTAAGGCGCGGCAGGAAGAAGCAGCTAGACTGTACGATTTAGGCAATCAGGTACTACTGCACGTAGTAAAGAATACTACGTCCCCGATAGAAGCAATGGGCGTATTAAGTATGGTGCATACCCGGTTAGCTATGGGCCTTAACAGTGACCTATGGGGCAGCGGGCAGACGCCTATGCCACAGCCGCCAAGCAAGGGGGCGTGATGCCCCTCAAAGCCGTAGACGATCCTACCCCGCTTGGGCCTAAGCTAAATGATATTGCGGGTATGCTGCGTAGGCTTGCGGAAAAGATAGACGCAGGCGATCCGGCGTTTGCCGACCTAAGTTCAGTAGTAATGGTAAGACTAGATACTAGAAACGAAGTACAAGGATTCATGGTAATCGGTAATCCGCTTAATAGGCTAGAGTCTAAGGGAGTAGTCGTGGATATACTTACGTATCTAGAACAGTTTGATGGCATGGATACTACAAGGCACCCCGCCGCATGAAGCCCGTAATTCCGTGGAGTTTCAGTAGTTACAATCACTACCAAACTTGTCCGCGCCAATTCTACGAAACAAAGATAGCACGGACGTTCGTAGAGGAACCTACGGAACATACGGTATGGGGTACGGACGTACATAAGGCTTTAGAAGATAGGGCGAATACAGGCGTAGATTTGCCGGATAGGATGAAACACTTTAGCCCCGTAGCAGACAAGATTATACACGCTAGGGGCGATACGTACGTAGAGATACAGCTAGCCGCAACAATAAACCTAGAGCCGTGCGCCTTCGATGCCCCAGACGCCTACATGCGCGGGATAGGTGACTTAGTTAAGGTTAACGGTAAGAACGCCTTAGCTAACGACTGGAAAACCGGAAAACGTAAACCCGCGTCATTGCAGTTAGATATGATGGGCGTACTAGTCTTTGCGAACTTCCCAGAGGTAGAGAAGGTAATCACCCTATTTACGTGGTTTCAGGAACCGAGTAGGCCGACTAGTAAGATACTTATGCGCGACGAGATACCAGAGATTATGCAGCAATTTACGGAAGGTGTCGCTAACATGATGTGGAGTGAACAACATAATGCATGGCCGGAGAAACCTAGCGGATTGTGTCGCGGCTGGTGTCCTGTAAAGACGTGTAGGCATTGGCAGCCTAAGAGGAAATACTAATGACCCCCGAACAGCAAACAATATTCTGCCAATACGCTTCTATGGGTATAGCTCTAGGGCTAGAGCATAGATACGAATGGCTTAGTGCTGCTATACGCTCCTTGCAACATGGGCCTTACGAAGAAATACAAAGTAGGACAGAAGAAATAGACGAGGCTTTCCTAGCCTTTGAAAAGACTACAGCATCCAGCCCCGAAGAACAGGAAGAATTAGACGCGCTAACCGTAGACGGATTATACCACCTTGTAGCGCAATGGTATGCAAGCCCAACTGAGGGATAAATATGTTTATTAGCACGGCAAATTTATACGCAGAGCAGATTATTCTAGCACTTAGCGGGCTAGGGTATACGGCAGAGAAAACAGAAATCGAAGTATGGCATAGTGAGGAAGTATGTAACATAGGTTTACGCTTTACGTTCCCCGATCCGAAGCCGCAGAGTCCTATATTTAATTATGTAGACGGACTTAAGTTAGATATACTGCGGGACTGTGACGTATCAGGATCACCAGCGGCGGATGCGGCGCTCTACAAGATAGACGTAGATGCGGCGTACGCTAAATGGGTAGCGGAGCATACATGATGCGTAGAACCTACGAGAAGGAAGCGCACGTTAAGCAGGACGTAATAGAGATACTGAAAGAGTTAGGTATCTTGTACCACATGCCCAGCGCAAGTGGGTTCGGTAGGGTTGGCGTATCAGACTTTGTGTGCTGCGCCTATGGACGGTACCTAGAAATAGAAACGAAGTTTGGTAGGAACAAGCAAACAGAAATGCAGTTAGCATGGATGGCTAAGGTACAGAAGCATAAGGGAACCTACATGGTAGTAGACGAGCATAGTATACAGTACCTTAAAGCAGCGCTAGAGTCCTATGCTAGTACGTAACGGTGCGCTAGTCTTATCGGTAGATTACCCCCAGCCTATTTTGGATGTAATGCCGCACGCTAAGTTTTTGCGCTTTAAGGGCCATAACATAGTAGCGGTTAAACATACACTGGAAGCTGCGAAGGTACTACGTAACTTGGGCATGGATGCCCCTAGCCCGTTACTGTATGACGGCTTTACGTTTACTGGCCGATATACGCCAATGCGGCACCAAGTTACGACAGCGGAGTTTCTAACGCTGCATCGTAGGTGTTTCTGCTTCAACGCCATGCGTACAGGTAAGACCGCCGCTGCACTGTGGGCTATGGACTATCTTAGGCAGCGCGGACGTATCAAGCGGGTGTTAGTTATCTGCCCCGTAAGCGTGATGAACGTATGGGCTAAAGAAGCATTTAGTACGTTGCCCCACCTAAACGTAACTACGTTAGTAGGTAAGCGCGAGAAGAAGATAGAGTTAATTTCATCCGCTAAAGAATTGGCGATAATTAACTTCGATGGTGTGGTCACAATTAATAAGCAGCTAGAACAGTGGAAGCCCGACCTTATTATCATAGACGAAGCAAGTGCGTATTGTAATCCACAGAATAAAAGATACAAAAAGCTTAAACAGATTATAGGGGCGGATACTAGGCTGTGGCTACTTACGGGTACGCCAACCCCTAACGCTCCGACAGATGCGTACGGCTTGATTAAACTAGTATGTCCAGAAGCGATACCAGCTAGCTTCAAGTTATTCCAAGAAACCCTAATGCGACAACGCGGGCCTTATAAGTGGGTACCGAGGGACGGCGCAACTGAAAGGGTTATGGGGCTAATGCAGCCTGCGATACGATTTACTAAAGAACAATGTCTAAGCCACCTACCGCCAGTAACGTACAATGATCGTATGTGTTCAATGTCGCACGAACAAAAAACGGTATTCGATGCGGTTAAGGCGAAGATGCGGCACGAAGATGAAGAAGTAGAAATTAGCGCGGTCAATGCAGCAGTTAAGTTAGTTAAACTGCAACAGATAATGTGCGGAGTAGTAAAAGACGATGCGGGCAATGCGGTATACCTAAACCCTAAGTCTCGCTTAGATGCTCTAGACGAACTAGTGGAAGGCGCACAGGGTAAGGTAATTATCTTTGCGCCATTTAAGTTTGCTATGCAGATGATCGTGAACCATTTAGCAGAACGCCATACAGTAGAGTTAGTCAATGGTGATGTATCTAAGACGGCACGCGACGATATATTTACCCG